CATCATCATCAAATACACTTGGATAGGGGTAACCATGATAATAACTACGCCCTCCATAGGAATTATATGATGGAGTAGATGGTTTATACCCTTGAGAATATGTCTTGACAGTGTTAACGACCCTAGCCTTGCTTTTCTTAATTTCAGCAAGCCTAGCGTCGATGTCTTGAAAGGGAGAAACAGCATCTTCCTTAGTGACTTTAAGTTCAAAATACTCTACAACTGAATCACTCTTGACGTCTTGCTTAGTTTCTTCCTTCACATCATCTTGTGATAACATTATTCTACCACCATTATAGGTGTCATAATACTTAGATGATGTAGTCTTAATAGTGGCCTCTATAATACTCTCAGTTACTACTCTCCTTGTAACCGCTGCAGTATAAACACCTGCATTATTTACAATAAGAGATACAAAATGATTAGTGTTAGTACCCTCTTCTGAAAGAGTGCTACAGTCAGTGCCACTGAAGAAAGTAGACATATTATTGTGACTATGAATCAATCCTTCAAATATATCATCTCCTAACAAATCATGCTCTGCTCTGTAACTGATTACATCTACAGATTCCTTGAACTCTGTATAGGCAGATGAGCCTATGTCCATTACAAATAGGTCAACACAGGTAACCTTAAAGTCACCTGCATCTATAGAGCCACTATACTTGTAGAATAAAGTACCAGACCATTCTACATCATGCACTACACTACATAAGTGTCTTATTTTAGCTTCTACCTCTCTAGGTATAAAGAGGTCAAAGGATACAGTGCTTTTTATTAGAGGTGTTTTCGGAGTTTGTGTTATTTTCTTGGTGTCCATACTTATAGTTCATAACTTTTGATATGTGTGACATTAGAGCACAGGCATAATCATGGTTTAATAGGGTTACAACACTTAACTCAGTGTGGTCAGACTCCAAATCTAAGAAGTTCAATCTTACCATTTGCCCCTTAAACTGAAACAGTTCTGTACCTTGTAGTCTATGTAAATTTCTGCTATCACTCCTTCTACCAGGCCAATATAATTGTTTGTTTTGTATTACATAGTCTACTAGAATATTATTATTCTTTAATCCCGCAACATCAAACTTTCTACTAAGTCTTGAGAAAACTGTTCTCTTGTTATACCATTCAATGAAGCATCTAGTGAGGTTAACAAGAAAATCTATCGGGTCACACCCTATCTGATATGTGCCATTGACAAAAGCAACTTCGATAGGCTGTGTCCTAACATAATATGCACTAAAGTTTCTTAATGTAGTAGAATAACTGCTTAAGGAACTTAGTCTGAGATAGGGATAGCCTACTAAAGACCCAGTACTTATACCTACATCTTCAAGTCTCTTATAAGGTACTCCAGATATAGATTCTACTGTCACATATTTAGATAACTCATAGCAGAATAATCCCCATCTATCTAAGTCAAAAGTGTGCTTCAGAGAGTTCTGAGTAGTCCTTATAGGACCACTACCTAGACAAGGATGTTGCCAAGCTAATTCTGTACATGGCAGATGAGAATGAGCATATCCAGATAGATACTGTGCTACAGTATATTCTGCTCTGAAAAGTCTAAAATCATTACTCAATCTACCATCTGCAGTGATAGTTACTTTGGCATACAGCTCAGTTATATCTATGGATGCATCATTTTCATTAGTAACAGTTACATGAGGAAACCTGATTATGATGTGAGAATACACTGATTCTAGGAACCTAGTTAATCTTCTTTGTAGCCCTGGTTTAGCTATCTCGAAATATGTTTCATCTAGAGATTCAAATGCTGGCTTTAGGCTAAGGATGTCCCATTCCTTTCTTGAGAAATGTTTTCCATCTACTGTTATAGTTAAATTACCTTCCCTATCCTCATTTACATCAACAGGAAGTATGCTTCCAAGACGCAAACCATTATTACTCTGCACAAATTGGTCTACAGTAGGTATACTTACATCTACTAGGTTTTCACCAAAATAATCTGTAAATACTTCTCCTACTTCTCTTGCATTCTTTGTCTGCTCCTCTAATAATTGGCTTAGCCAAGATTGTACTTCTTCTATCATAATTATATAAAAAATAAGGGGTGAGAAGGGATAATTCCCTCCTTACCCCTTTATGGCAAACCAATTACTTCAATGATTACATATCCTTGAACAAGGCATTAATCTCTGCGGCTGTATAGTCACAACCCTTCTCAACTTCCATGCCAAGGAGACCAATGACTTCCTCACCCTCACTGTCATCAATGCAGCCAGCATCTACCAGCTTCTGAGTGAGCAGAGCAATGGCATCACGCATGTTGCCCATAGTCTCACAGCAAGTGCACTCCTCAGGAGCATCCTTGCTAGTTGCAGCTTCAATCTCAGCTACAAGCTCAGAGGTCTTGCACTGGGTGAAGTTTCTGCCGTATTTCTGCTGAATAGCATCAGTAAGGCCAAGCTCCTTAACCTTGGCAAAAGCCTCACTGCGAGTCATAGCACCAGACTTGATTCTCTTCTCACGCTGGGTGAGACGAAATACCAAGTTGTTGGTGGTACCTCCCTTGTAGGGAACATCGTGGGGAAGGTAAGCATTGACATCAGTAGGCAACTCGGTCTTACTCAGACCTTCCTGAATAGCCATGCCATCAGGGTTAATACCGTTCTTGCGGAGGTCATCCAACAGTTCACCTACCTTAGTAGCTTGAGACTCAATAGTCTTGGTTTGGTTGTTTCTAGTGTCAACCACTGTAAATCTCTTTACATCCATCTTTTTTAGTTTTTTGATGTTAATAATGTTAATTTGGTCTAATGGTTGTATCAGACTGTTCATTATTTATAATAGTGTTTATAACCGACAAAAATTCTTTTAATCCTTTTATTTTATACAAGTCTGACACGTCTTTACCATCTTTAAAAGGAGGTAATACCACATTAATGAAGCCAGTCTGTGCTGCTAATTTTTCCCCGTCAGCAAGACCAGCTTCATCATTGTCAAATAGGATATATATTTTCTTATATCTCCTTTTCAACTCTTTTAATGCAGTATCACTAATCCCATACCCTTCACCTTGAACTGCTAATGCAGGAATACCTGTATTAGCCCATAAGCAAAGGGCATCCTTTAATGAAGAACAAATGACCACTTTGTCTCCACGCTCTGGGATTTTTGTCCATAAGCTTATGACACTTCTGTCATGCTTATTAATCCATTTGCGTCTGCGTTCCATGAAAGGCTGATATACTTTGATAGTATCTCTCCCTTCCTTATGTTCAACATACGCATAGGCATATTTACTAGCACCCATTACATAGCTACTACTGCCTTTAAGATATATGATATGAGAAATAGGATAAACTTCTGCATACTCAAGCCATTCAACAGGAACTCCATAGGATTCCCAATATTGAATGTCATATTCCCTCCACTCTCTGACTTTAACCTTTATATCGGTGTCACTTTTAGATGTTACGAGTATTTCACAGGGGGAACTTTCATTGACTTCGACCTTTGTATCAAGGTTATCCAATTCACTATCTATCTTACTAAGCATTTCTCTAAAAGAACAATGCCACATCTTACAAAGTAAGTCATATATACTTCCTTTGTCTTTAGTAGCAAAGTCTACCCAGTTAACTTTCTCACCGTCCCTACTATACAGTCCAAAGGAGGGATGCGAATCTTTTCTTAATGGACTGTTTATAATACATGGTATTTTGTTAACACCGAGATAGTGGAATGCTAATTTAGCATCACTCACTTTCTTCTTCAGTTCAGCGAGATTAACTGAGCTATTGCCAGTACTGAATGCCATAATTTATTCTTATTTATTGCCCCAAGGGGACCTGATTTGAGGTTGTTCCTTGTGTTCTGGCTTAGATAAGTCAGATGCGGTTACCTCATAAGGATGAAGTTCCTCTACACTAAACTCAGTGTCAGCGAAAGAACCTCTAGCCTTAGCAGCTTGAATCTCTTCATCAAGCTTGCTATAGTTGGTAGAGCTATTCTTAAGGAAGCTCTTGGTATAGGCAGTTTGATACTGTCTACCTGCATTAGGACCAGTAGTAACAGTCTTAATACCAAAGCAAACCTTCACTTTGTTATTAGGCTGATAACTAAGAATCTCCCTAAGTTCTCTCAAATCACCCTTGAAGTAATCTTCAATATGCTCAAGACTTGATTCACAGTCAGGCAACTTGCTGTCTTCGAGCATAACCCACTCCTTATTAACATACTTCTCACAAGAAGTGATGTTAAGGTAAGCTCTAAGGAAGTTAATGAGGTCTTCTTCTCCCTCATAAGCAACATGATAGTCTTTACTGATTCTGGCAGGACCATTCTTATACATAGGCACCTGACCATTATCAATTTCTTCCTTAGTAGCCCAAGCGGTTCTTCCATACTTATCAATGATAAGATACTTATCACCGTCCTTGTTGGTCCTATAGTTTCTTACAAGATAGATAGTTACTCTACTCTTGAAGTCAATAGGATTACCATCCTTAGTCTTGTGTTTCTCAGGGTCAGCTACTACCATAAAATCAAGTGCAATCTGAGGCACCATGACTCCATTTCTGTCTACTTCTTTGGTATAAATAGGCTCATTATCAAAATCCCTACCATAAAAAGCTTCAAGTTCAGCTTTATTAGGATTAAGGCCCTTTACAAATACAGAAGCCATACCATACAGTCTCATAAACTGCACGCCTTCTGTTGATTCATTTCCTCTACTGAATGCCATGGTTATTAGATTTCATTTGAAGGGTTCATAACATCCTCCGTCATAAAGGGAAGGTCATCTATAGGAGATACTTCCTTATCACCTTCAACCTCTACAGGAGGTACTACTGTTTCAGGATAAATAAGATTGAACTGGGTATCCTTAATAGGCTTACCATTCTTATCAACCTTACCAGTATCCACTACTTCTCTCTTAACAAGGTCCATTACACCGTAACCAGTGGTTCTTCTGATTGACACTTCATTTCCTGCAATGTCCTCATCTATTTCACTAATCCTCTTTTCGTTAGCTGCAATTTCTCTTTGCAGTTTCTCTTTTTCCCTTACAAGAGGAGCCACATTTTTAGCTACCCTCTTCATAGAGGCAATGAAATTTCTGTTAAATTCTTTTTTCTCTGCCATGTGTGTTAATAAACAAATACTATATTCTCCCCATTAAGTACGTTTAAGCTGTTTAAATCATTCTTAATGACTTTAACAACAGAAAACTTATCTACATAATGATTTAAAACATGGCTTAGACATTTACTATATAATGGGGGTAATTGTAATATTAAATTTAAGAATAAGTCACTATGTTTTCTGTGTTCTTCGTTACCTTCTTCCTCTATAAATGTCTGTATTAACGCTAAACCTAAAGCTATATCTCTACCCTTCAACAATCCATTATATAGTGACACAAATTGTTCTTTATCCATAATATTCCTTCATAGTTTTAACTACGAGTCCCAAATCATTGGGAATAAAGTCCTCTTCAAACATCCCTTCAGGTGTTTTTGAGGGAAGCTCAACACCATTAACTCTCATCTTATGGGTATAAAAACCATAAGTTGCTTTGCCTTTATCATCAAATCTAGGTTGTGCAAACAAAGTAATGGCGGTATTCTCTTCAGGTCTATACATTTTATCTAAGAGTTTTCCTACTGAAGAACTTTTATAACCAATGATAGTACCTTCCGTTTCTACTGTTTCAGTATGGAGAAGCATAAATATGTTCAAATCATCACGAAGTGAACTACATTTGGCTATTACCTTCCTAAAGTGGTCAGCCAATTCATTATACTTATCAAACCCTCTCTCTTTGCTCCTATTAAAGAACTCAGTTCTCATGATGTAAATTGCATCATCTATAACCACATTCTTTACATGAGGAGCATCTTGGTCAACTCCATCAAGGAAACCTATCAAGGTCTCCCAGTCATCTATCTTAAAGAGATTCTGATTAGCTTCATTATAAGAGGCTGCACTTCCCTTAAAGGGGAGTCTCTTGCCTAATATATTGAAGATAACAGTTTCCTTTGGGTCTAAAGTCTTAATACTAGTACTCTTACCAGAACCAGACTCTCCCATTACAAGAACTAAATTACTCATCTTTAAATACTTTTTTCCTAACAAGCGAATATAGGAACAACCATGTAGCTGCTTCCTCTTGACCTAAGCTTTGTATATATCTATACACATTCTTAAGTTCTTCTTCTTCATCTGCTCTTGGTAATTCACACCAATTACAGATAGCTCCATCAAAGAATAGTGCTACTAGTCCACCAGAGCTGCCTCCTCTATTAAGTATCACTTCTAAGAATCTACAATTATCACGTAGTAATGTGATATTATATCTCTTATATTCAGGCAAATCATGCTTGAATGGATTGAAGATACCTAATAGAACGTTGCACATTTTGTTATCAGCAAGGCTCTTTATCCTCGCTATCTGCAATTTTATATATAGTTGCAGTTCAGACTATATCTTCACCTTTTGGTGCTGGGATTTCGTGTCAGGATTATATTCTATAAATAGTTTCACCTGTTAGTCGTTTAACCTTCTATAGTCATTTAAACTATAGCTTGGTAAAGAGTTGCCCTCCATGTAGGGGTTTCTCTTTTTAACCCAGTTACGTGACTGTTTATAATTTATACATCATGGTTTCATGCATATAAGGAGCTACTATATTCTTGAAATGTTCAGCACTTTTAGCTTTTATATAGATACGATGGTCTGAAAA